ATCTTGATCTTCTCAGGAATATGAATATCAAAGATAGCATGTCCCTTGACATCCATCTTCCAGAACTTCTTATGTGGTGCTGTATGATCAGAGGTAGCACCCCACTGCCATCTAGCACGACTACATATTCTTTCAATTTCCTGCATCTCTTCCTTCGTGAGAATAGTATCCCACGACATAATATCAGTTAACAAAGACATTATCTTAATTGTACAGAACGTTTGATGATTCCACAGCGTACGTGGTCAAGCATCAACAGAGTTTCATAATTTTCCTCAGTGCCCGCATCCAACCCATTTCCAGCTGCTACGTTAGAGTGTAGTCTCTCATATAACTTGTTCAACTCAGTGATATAATATCTCATGGTAGGATCTGGAATAGCACTCTCCAACCAAAATGTAACACACTTCCTAACACCATCAGTTACTGGTCTAACACCATGAATGAAATCAGATTGATAAATTAGAATCTTGCCTGGTTCTAGTCTTCGTTCAATAGTTTCTGTTCCTATTTGAATGAAGTGTTCACCACCTTCATAATCATCATTCAATGTGATAACAGCAGTATAATCAGTTCTGTTACCCCACATGTTCCAATAGTCAACATGATCAGCATAGTGCTGTCCTAGTTCATACTTCAACATGTAGCATGGACTAACTTTATTAAGTGGATGTAAATGAAATATCGGTGACTCTCTTAAAATCTTGGCGATAGCAGTATTTGCCATCTTGTTTAAATCAATGTCTGCTTGCTGTGTATTGTCTTTAACAAATTTGTCCTTAGACCCTGTTCTAGCACCATCAACAAACTTACCAGAGTTAAACAAACTAAGTATTTGTTTTAATTGATTATCATCAAAGAAATCGTATTCGTATATCATTTCAAAGACTCCGCCATACTTTTAATAAATGAATCACATGCCTTTGTGTATTGTTCAACAACAGTTGGCATAGGAGTACACATATTGATAATCTTATCAAAACCGATTAAGAATGATGTGTCAGAGGAAAAGAACTTCCATGGTGTAAATATCACACCAACCTGTTGATTTTTAATAGGTCCTGATCTAGTTAATGTGAATGGATATAACATATTATAACATACTCTTTTTTCTACACCATCAACTGTTTCAATATGATCTTTTAGGTTAGTAATCAACTCTTCTCCCGTTGTCAGCGTGAGAATGAGAATATTTAATTTATCATTCATAATTTAGTTAAACGTTGTTTTCTTTAATTTGTGCTAATAGCCTGTCTAAGTCATCTTTTGACTTGATTTCTTGTGAAGGATCCTCATATTCCTTATAATTTGCAGGTGCAAAGATGATGTCAGGGTTCTTAACCTTGTAGTTAGATGCGATTGTTAACACAATTCTTTTAGCATACTCGTTATATGTGGTTGTGTCAAATGTTCCAAACTGTCCATCAGTTTCTAGGTACGCCTTACCCTCATTTAATTTCTGATTGTTTAAATCTACTCTACTCTCCCATGCCTTATACATGATTGGATTGAAGGGAAACTTAACTTCATCAGCATCTTTACCATCATGGTCTGCAGGTAGATCTCTCAACTTTTGTCTATACTTTGTCCACAATGCTTTTGTATCTGCATCAATAGCAGCATCAGGCATCTGTGTCCAGTCACAATCTGAAAGGAGATAGTTTCTGATCATTCTAACACCTTCCCAAGATACTTTCTGCCATCTACCATACTCATTGTATAGTTTCTCTTGGATGATTTCTTGTTCACTATCCTGATACTCAAAGTATTTCTCTTTAATAGTCTCAGAAATTGTCTTTACTTCATCCTCAGTGGGTTCCATCCACTGATATGTCTGCCACTTTCTTTCTTTAGTGACACGATCATAAACGTACTTCTTCTTCTCAATACCATATGACCCATCACTGAAGTAATTCAAGTGAATCAAACGGTCTCTATCTGATGTCCAGAATGGATAAAGAATGTTTTGGATATTGGCATTCCAATAGTCCTCTTCGATGAATTGTGTCTTTCCATCGACAATAATCATTCTTTCTAGTGCGTTTACTTGCACTACTACACGTATGTCTGCCATTTGATTAAGGGATTTTAATGAACCAGCCTGTTGCAATATATTTATCATGGGTGAAGACTGTGTTCCCACGATGAACGTGTGTCATACCTGCTGGCCAGATCAATAATGTACCTGTTTGTGGTTTATATCTCTTCCTTTGATACAAGAATTCTGTTTCTGCTTCACCATCTGGCATATCATTTAAGTATACCATCCATGCCAACTCTCTGTTTGCTGCTCTGAAACTAGAGTTTTCATAGTGCCAAGTATGATAACCACCACCAACTGGAGTCTTTTGTACTTTTAAACCAATTGCTGCTAGTTTAACTCTATTGATGTGATCATACTCTTGTCTATAGTTCTCAAATGCAGAATTTAGATATTTATAGAAATGTGCAGACAACTCCAAGTCAATATCATCATACATCAAACTAACATCATGACGTGCTAGTTTCTTTTCTGGCATCTGATTACTGCCTTGTTGCACGCCATAATCTGGATTAAGTTTCAACCACTTCTCAAAGTTGTTCACAATAGTTGAACAAATCTCATGATGTACAAATCTCCTGTATATACCAATGAAATCTTCAAACTTTCCTTCTATTCTGTCAGGATCAATGATCAATCCATTCTGACTCGCTTCTAACATTAATAAGCTCTGATCATATACTTAACTAAATGATACCTTGTTAACAGCGGAATGTCAATCTCTGGTTGTAATGAAGAGTCAACATTTAATTTAACTGCAGATGACAGTGTAAACGTACCTTCATTTACCTCAAGACCAGCACTGTTAAGTGGATCTCCTTGTGGTTCAATGCGTTCAGTAACAAATTCAATTCCTAGATCAGCCTTACCAGAAGGATATGTTGTGACAGTAGTTTCTACTTCATCATGAATGAATGAAACATAATCAATACCAAAGTTATCATTCTGAGGATTTCCAGCACCAGATCTTGTTTGTCTTACCTCTAATATTAAATTATTTACTTGATATGTTGCTGTAATAGGAATATCAACGAAAGTCCAATCATCAGGACCTAAAGCAGAAGAAATTGTACCAATCTTAGTAAAACTGGTAGCATTATCATTACTAGCAAATAGTTCTAGTGGTTCGTTTGGTGCTTCTCCACCATTTGTACCATCACCACAAATAACTCTAAACCTAACCGTATTGATTGGTGAATTTTTTGAGTTACCTGTAGTAGCATCAACTCCAATTGTTCTTGCAAATCTAGTTGCTTCTTGTCCGAAGAATCTTAGATATTTCTGAGAATTAACAGATGCGAATCCACCATTAACGCCTGTTCCTGTTCCAGATTGAACATAATCAACAGATACACTCGCACTATCAAATAATCCAGACGTTACTGAGGTTCCTGTACCACCAGAAACTTCCTCTACCACTTCATAACCAATTTGTGCTTGACCTGGTTGAGCTCCAGCAACACCACTGTTACCAACAACTAGTGTTCCAGCATTAATATTAGTAGCTTCAAAATCAAAGGACAAGTATGAACCTGATCCACCACCACCTCCACCATCACCATAGAATGTCTGGTTTTCTACAGCAATAATTTCAACAGATCCATTACCACCAGAAATTTGTTGTCCTACACCTACAGTAGCACCGTTTCCTGCGTTACCAGAACTAATGAGTGATGCTGTAGGTCCACCACCAGATCCTTTGTATGAAGATTGTCCTCTAGTAGCACCATAACCATCTCTACGTGCGTTGGAACCGTTTCCACCACCGCCACCGCCACCGATGCCAGATCCGAAACCGACGCCACCGCCACCTCCTCCTCCGCCACCACCAGAGCAGACTGAGTTACCACCGTTTGATCCACTACCAGAGAAGACTGAACTTAAATTCTGAGCACCATCATTACCAGAAGGTCCTGCGTTTTGGTCAGCACCTTGAGAACCATCACCTGCAGCACCTCCACCGCCACCACCGCCAGCTCCAGCGATCATGGTTACAGAAGTACCGATAGCAGATGCAGCACCACCGCCTCCGCCTCCGCCACCACCAGTACCGTTACCACCGCTACCGCCAGGTGCGAAACCAGTGCTTGATCCACCACCACCATTTCTACCGCTACCTGCGGATCCACCACCACCAACATATACTCTTAATCCACCTGCAGCACCAGAATTGACGTTAACAGTTACCTGTTTACCAGAACCACCATTACCTGCGTGCCAAGATGCACCACCGTCTCCAGTACCACCTGAACCACCGCCACCACCTTTGATAATCGCTTTTAGACTGTCAAGTGGCCATGTTTGTGGAATAGTATATGAATAGAAAGAACTAGACGGTGTTGTAAATGACTGTGATGTTTCATTTGTTCCAGTAAACAAAGTTCTAGCACCGTCTCCACCAGCACCTGAAATATACGAAGAACTTGCACCATTTCCTCCCGCAAGAGGAGCACCATCACCGCCAGGATTTCCATCAAAATATAATCCAATATTAATATCTAAACCATTTACAGTATATGTACCAGTTCCAGTAATATTTGTTGCACCAGCTGATCCAGTGACGATTCTTGCTCCTCCTCCACTACCACCAGAACCACCAGCGTTACCAGTTGCACCACCAGCACCACCTTCCGAAACAATTTTCATTGTGGATCCATTATAGTTAAACTCGTAGTAAGTATCACCACCATTAGTACCAGCAGTATCAGTTGTAGCACCTCCACCACCAGCACCACCTAAACTTCCAGAAACTCCATTGATTGGTAACTGTTCTGAAGTTGGAGCTGGGACTGTGTATGAACCAGGAGTTTGAGTTGTTATAACATTTTCTACACTAGATACACTTCCACCTGGTAATTGAATTGTTTTACCACCAATAGTATATGAGTCACCAATATCATAAACTGTATCTGCTGGTTGTTGGATAACTGTCACGTTATCTGCTGGTAGATCTCCAGAAATTTGATATGCTAGTGATATTACAATATCCTCACCACCACTACCATTAGTTGTTGCAAGTAGTGCCTGACCTAATCTAGCTTTGTATTTTGATTCTGCTAAGTAAAAATTATTATCATCAATAACAATAACATACCACTCTGTATTTTGTGCAAATGGAACTGCGACACCATCAATATCAAATACTAATTGAGTTGTTTGATCATTCTTCTTTACTCTAATTTTATATCCAGTAGATAGATCGTGACCGTTAATATTAAATTTAGTTCCCTGTGCTTCACCAATAATATTTGTTGCAGTAATAATTACATCTACTGTAGTACCAATACCACCAACATTACCGAACGTAGATAACGTTGGATCAGTGATAACATAATCCACGATACCATGACTGTGAAATAGTGGTGTACCTCCATTTGGTAAGAAAAAATCAACCTGTCCTGTACTATCTTTATAACTAGCAAGACAATTATCAACAGCGAATCCAGACCCCTCAAATGCTGATGCCTGTGGTGCTGATGATGTCATAATAGCATGATCGTGCTCAGGAACTGAGGTTATCATTTTATCTTGTAGAGGACCTATTTGTATCGTTACCTCACCAGTTAAAGATCCACCAACAAATTCAGATACATTTGAATATCCACTAATTACAATATTTCCAATATCAAATAATGCTTCCTGTTGTGTTTTAGAAAAGAACCATCTACCACCAGTCTGTCCAACAGTAGAGATAACATTACCTGATACAGGAGATCCACCACCACTGACACCACCACCAGCACCAACTAATTTTCTAGCTTTATAATCAGGTACGTTAAATTTAATACCTGATGCTTGTCCAAAATCTTCTGGGTCATATGTTCCACCAAGTCCACCATACTTATCTTCAATAACTTCATATAACAGTGGATAGTCTTGTGCATCATATTCAGATCCATCACAATATAACCAACCCTCATACTGCATGTCAGGTTCAGTAGCAGTTGTAGAGGATGTTGTAACAATTTCAACTCTTGCTGTTCCACTACTACCTGGTTGAGAAATATAAACTACATCTCCATCTGCATAACCATAACCAGGTTTTTTGATAGTGACAAAATTTACACTACCATCTAAGTTTGCTGCAATACCAACCTTCAGTCCAAATCCAGTGCTTGATGCTACATTGACTGTTCCGTTAGATCCAACACTAGTAATATTATAATATCTTCCAGCAGCAATATCTCCATTACTTCTAGAAAATTTAATAGTATTTGAATCAACAACATCAACTAAAAATTGAAATCCTTTATCAAGAGCGACACCACCAACACCACCTGTTGCTAATACTGGTAGTGCAGCAGCATTTGTACCACCTCCACCAACCAATGTGACAACAGGAAATTGATATCCTACACCACCATCAATAACATTAACTCCAGTTACAGTTCCTGTATTAGAATCAAAGACTGCCTGAAATGTACCAGGACTGACAGGACCGCTACCATTATCAGTTACTTGTACTAATGGTGCTGCTGTGTAGTTACTACCAACATTAGTAATACCAATAGTCTGAATAGATCCTCCCAATTTACATTGATTTGGAGCTTGATCTGTCGTAGTAACTGTTAGTTTATCACCCTCAACAAAAGGATGATTAGGGATGATAACATTATCTGTTCCCTCTTCAAATGCTGTTGCTGGGATAGCAAAAGATATTGGAGTTGTTGGATATCCAGATATTGTTCCTAAGTCAGTTACATATCCACTACCACCACCAGCACCAGCAACAACTGATCCTAAATTTAGTACAACACCATTATCTGTGACCTTATCGTCAGTCGCCTTAAAAATAGGCACGATAGCACCAATTGGTAACGTAGAATTACCAAAAGTTGCTTTATCTGTAAGAAAATTGGAACGTACGTTTCTTGACATTTTAGGTCTTAATTAAGTAATCTACCATAACAAAAGGAGCAATTAAGTTATCAATTTTTGTATCCGTTTCTGGTTGAATAGAGATAGAAGCATTCATCCCATCAGTGGATATAAATGTCTCTGGTATATTTATTTCGTAGTTGGTGAGTCCAGTAGTATAATTGATAGTATGCGTGTGTGACGTGGGATCACTGTCATAATCAAATGGTAATGTAGTCTCAATAATGTTTGCAACTTGAGGATATGCAACATTATTATTACTACCAACCTGAGTATCTACTGGTAACATTTGATATAAAGATGTCTCATGTGGGTATGCTGCACCAGCGGTTGCATCAGATCCAAAAGATGTTGAGAATACTCTCAAACTAATTCCTCCATTACCAGTTGCAGATGCACTACCGATATTTTTTCCTTGAACATCAGGGAAAGTTAGAACATCGCCAGCAGAGTATCCAGTTCCACCATCAACAAAAGCAATAATTTTATATCTCGTATTACTTGGATTACCACCAGCACCTGGCCATGCCTCAAATCGACATAGAACTCTAAATCCAGTTCCAGTACCACCAATCATGTCAACCTCACCTTGACCAAAGTCACCTAAGTTGTTCCATGTGTTAGCTGCACCACCATATCCACTA